GGCGCTGCGACGCCCTACGTCGTTTACAGCGTTGTGAGCAACACGCCTGTTGACACCAAGGACAGCGCGCCAGTAGACGAGGCGCAGCTGGAGGTTTTTAGCGTGGCCGACACGTACGCAGCAGCTAACGACCTTGCAGATAAGGTGCGCGCGGCATTGTCGCGGCAGGAAAAGGTAGTGTACGACACGGTGACGGTGCAGTCAATTAAGTACACCAACGAGGTAACGGAGGTGAGCGCTGAGCGCGACCTGTTTATTAGCGTACAGGACTACACAGCGCGCACTGTTGGCGTTATTGCACGGCCTGACTTCTTGTTTGACAGCTACCCTGGCGCCCTGTTTGCATATAGCCTGCGACAGTTGAACGGCGATTATACAGGTGCAGCTATACGGGTGCAGCGCGAATCAGACGACACCTACAAAGACATTGGCTTTGACGCCTACGGCAGTTTGGACTTGCATGCATTGCGCAACTTCTGCGCAGGCACCAACGGCAGAATTTTGCGCTGGTTTGACCAGAGCGGCAACGGTTACGACGCTGAGCAGTCCACAGAGGATTTGCAGCCCGATATAGTAACCAACGGTGTTGTTACTACAGAAAACAGCAAGCCAGCATTGGACTGGGTGAATGACGCTTTAACGGTGTCTAGTTTGTCGCATGCTGCTGCTAATTATAGCTTGTTTGCTGTATCGCGCAACACTCAAAATAATCGACGACTGTTTGACAGCAACACGGCCACGATTATAGACAGTCGCACAGCAAGTCACGGTGTGTACTACAACAATGGCTGGCACGACACAAGCGTTGACGTCTGTGCATTTGGTGTCGCCTTCCAGCGGAGCGAGCTACTTAAATGGCACAGCAACCAATACAGACTTGACGTACACGCAGCGCGCCCTTAGTGGTGTGACACGCGTTGGTGCAAAAGCTACAACAGATTCCAATCATTGGGACGGCACAATGCAGGAACTAGTGCTGTATGCTTCAGACCAAACCGCCAACCGCACGGGCATCGAGTCGAACATGAACACATACTACAACATCTACTGATGAACGAATTTTTACTTAACAACTGGGGCGAGCTAGTCATCGCCCTCATGGCATTTGTGAAGGTTGTGGTTAACCTCACACCCACAGAAAAAGACAACCAGATATTTGGATATCTGGACAGTCTGATTAATATGATTATTGCAGATCGCATCAAACCCAACAACAAGAAATAATGGCAGCAACAGCAGGAATTATGAACGGCTCCCAATTGCGGGTGTCGTTTGCAGACGACGGGTCGTCACCAGTATTGGTTGACCACCTCACAGACTTGTCCGTGTCTTTCAGCACTGAGACACGCGACACCACAACAAAGAACAACGGCGGCTACCGTGCAATTTTGCCAGGCCTAAAAACGTTGTCAGTAAATTTTACGGCTTTTTACGCAGCTGACGCCACCAACGGCTACGAAGAACTTTTTGCAGACATGGAGGCAGGCACTAAGCTTGACGTCAAAATTGCGTCACACGCGCAGTCTGACAACTCTGAGATTACTGACGACATGGACATTGCGTTTGAGGCCTACTGCACAAGCTTGGAGCTGAGCGCAGGTACTGAGGACAACGCGTCTTACACCGCCACCTTCGAGTGCGTCACTGATCCAACATTTGTAGCTAGCGCATGACGATTAACCTAGACGGACGGACATTCCCAGTCAAGGCTAACATGCGCGCATGGCGCAGCTTCGAGCAAGCGACTGGACACAAGGTGGCCAACCTAGACAGCGAGGACGTCACTTTAATGCCTGAGCTGCTATACTACTTTGTGCAGGAAGGCTGCAAGAAGCAGGGTATGTCATTTGACATGGAAGTGGACGACTTTCTGGGACTGATTGACGTGCAAGATTTGACTGATGTTGTCGAGGTGATCGAAGCTTCCATGACTCCACAAAAAAAAACGGAGAGCAAGGAGACGACACACCACTTGAATGGGACGAAATAGAAGAGCTTGGGCTGGGGCTGTTAGGCCTCAGTCCTTGCCTTCTGTATGACCTCACATTTAGGGAGTTTGGCAACGCGGCGCGGTCGCTACAAAGCTCAGGAGGCGCAGCAACGCGTGGACTGGGAACGTACGCGATGGCAAACCGCGTTACTGCTAAACGTACACACTAAGAAAGGAAGCAACGTAAGGCCCAAAGACCTTGCAGTGTTTCCCTGGGAAGAGAAGCCAAAGACTGGGATTCACACTGGCTGGGCACAGCTGAAAGCAATAGCAAAGAAAAATGGCGAAACTAGGCGACCTCGTAGTTAGGATAGGAGCTGACACTAAAGACCTCAACAAGTCGTTGGGCCGCGTGCAGCGCAACATGCGCAGCATGACAGGCAACGTACAACAGCTTGGGCAAAACATGACGCGCAGCCTGACGCTACCATTGGCAGCATTTGGCGCAGCAGCAGTCAAGAGCGCAGCAGACCTTGAGACGCTCGAGACTTCGTTCGTTAGCTTGACTGGCGGCGTTGAGCAGGCCGGCGCCATGGTTAAACAATTGAACGAATTTACGGCAACGACGCCGTTTCAATTGGAGGAGGTCGCAAAGTCGGCGCGTCAATTGATTGCGTCCGGCACCAAGATTGAAGACGTCAATGAACAATTGCGTTTCTTGGGCGACATTGCCGCAACAAGCGGATCAAGCATTGACGAAATCGCGGCAATCTTTGCCAAGGTTAAGGCCAAAGGCAAGGTTGAGCTTGAAAACTTGAATCAACTTGCCGAGCGCGGGATTCCGATTTTTACCGCGTTGTCGGAGGCCACCGGACTACCGGCCGACAAGTTAGGCGCCGGGGCGGTGAGCGTCGAAGAATTTAACCGCGTGTTGAAGTCGTTTTCGGAGGAAGGCGGTTTTGCCGCCGGGTCAATGGAACGTCTTTCGCAAACGGCCGCCGGCAAGTTCTCGACCGCATTGGACAATGCAAAATTTGCCGCCGCCGATTTGGGCGACGTGTTGTTGCCGGTTGCAACTGACGCGCTCGACAAAATCATTGACCTTGCGAAGGGCTTTTTGTCAATGAACGACAACGCAAAAACCGCAATTGTCCGGTTTGGTGGTCTTGCCGCCGCAGTTGGCCCAGTGTTGGCGTTCTTGCCGCAAATCATTACGCAAGTGCGGACGTTGGGCGTTGTATTAGCGGCCAACCCAATTTTGGCGGCGGCCGGTGTCATTGCCGCCATTGGTTTTGCATTAGGCGACATGAAAACCGAGGCGGAAGATGCCACAACAAGCATCGAAGACTTGCGTGATTCGTTCTCGGAATTGACCGAAGACAGTCGCGAAGAAAGACGGCAAGAAGCCGTCGACATGATCAAACAACTGCAGTTGTACGATAAGGTCGCGCAGAAATTCCGCGACACCGAACAAGCGGTGAAAGACATGGGCCTAAAAGATGGCACCGCGCCTTTCATCAACACGCTTTTCCCAATGTTGCGCAAGGTCAAAGAGGGATTGACCGACGCCGAATTGGCCGCATACGACTTTGGCATTGAGTTCTTCAAAATGAACGATTACTTGTCGCCGGTCGTGGCAAGTTCCGATCGCGTGACGGACGCCATTATCGAACAACAAAACCAAATGGCGGCGTTGACCGTCAAACAAGTTGAATACTCCGAGGCGACGGAAGACGCGACCGAAGCAACCGAAACTTACGGCATGTCGGTTGAACACCTTTTCAACAGGTTGAACGCCGTCGAATTAGTTTCGGAAAAATCAAAGGTCAGCGTCAACGGCTTGTTGGGTTTCTTGAACAAGGTTGAGCTGGAACCATTGACCGAACAGGTCGAAGACCTTGGCACGAAAGCCACGTCAACAAACGACGCACTTGGTGCAATGATTGAAAATTTCAGCGCCGGCGTTCAAAGCGCGTTGAGCGACACAATGACTTTTGGCCAAGGCGTTTTGACCGTCGTGAAAACAATAATCAAAGGTTATTTGGCGGCGGCAAAAGCCAAGGTCGTACAAAATGCCATCGAAGGCGCGTCCGGCACCGGCCCGGCGTTTCCATTTGTTGCGGCCGGGTTGTTAACGGCCGGCATGGCGCTTGTTGACCGCGTTGGCATGCCAAAGTTAGCCAAGGGCGGCCTGGCATACGGTCCCACTATGGCTATGGTTGGCGACAACAGAAACGCAGCAATTGACCCTGAAGTTGTGGCGCCTTTGAGTAAATTGAAAGACATGATGGGTGGCGGCGTTGTCGAGGTCGTTGGACGCATTAAGGGTGACGACATCTTCTTGAGCAACGCACGCAGCAACAACGCCCGCAACCGTTACGCATGAGCAGCTATCTATTTGCCAAAGGAGTAGGCGAGTCTTTGAACGAGGACAGCTACGAGGTGCGCATCATTCGCACTGCAGCTGGCAGCGATCAGACGACAGAGTTCAGTCTAGCAGCTAACGGCTTTGCGCTGCGCTACGAAAGCGTGGAAGACAGCGCGCTGGTGCCAGGCATTGTGCACTC